AAGCCATACTTCCGTACTCTCATCATCAATCGGCACGCCGTCGGAGCAAGGCTGCACACAAATAGTTCGGCCATCCTCATCGCCGCCGTTCAAGCGAACATCAGGAATGAAAGCGTTGGCATAGTCTAAGTGGATTATGCTAACTGTTGCATCTTTATAGCTAGTCATATCAGTGTGCTTCCTCTTTTGAACTTGTATTTTTTAATTCTTGTAATTGTGTTTCTAGATTTTGTATTTTTTCATCTTTTGCTTCGCATAAAGCTGCGAGCGTTGCTATTCGACCGCTCATATCCGCAATTATGCTTTGTAGGTTATTCGCTATACGTGTTTGGGTGTCATTATTCTGCATTGGTGTCATTGTGGTTCTCCTTTAGTTGGTTGGTCTTTCCCATTTGTAGTATTTGTAGTATTGAGTCTAATTTTGTGTTTATTTCTTCCTGTAGTTGCATAGAAGATATACCTGTTGAATGTGCTACTTCTACTTCTATAAATTTTTCTATAGGCCGTGGTTGTTCTTGTGGCGTTATGATTATTTGACTGTTATCCATATAATTCCTTCCTTTTATATGACGAACCCATGTTCAAACCCGAATGTAACGATTTGCCATTCCCTTACTGTGCCAGTATTCTGGTCAATGGTTGTAGGCAGCAAGAATTGCTGTTTCTGCAGATTCGCCCCATTCTCATACCAGCAACTGCGACTAATTTGTGCATTACTGATTGAGTAGTTGCGCAAGTTTATATCACAAGAAAAATTAATGCCTTTACTGTAGCCGTTCCAATAATCTGGAGAATATGTCATCATGGTGATGAATGGATCAGTAGACCCTTCTGGTCTCCATGCCCACGTCATGTAATTTATGCCCTCTAAGTGGAATGCCAGTGTTTTACGCCGGCTATCTTCTTTCATATAAGAGCACGTTATTGCACCAATGTGCCTGTCGCCTATTGTAAAATCCATTCCGCTGTTATCAAACCGCATAATTTCGTTATAAATAGCGTTATTTGATATCGTCATTCCACCAATTGTTGCGTCAGTAACCTTCATGTGGCCAGAACCCAAGTCCCAAAAATTATTGCCATATTCATCCTGAATTCTGCCAGCACGAATAATATTTGCAGACAGATAACCGCTTTTTATGTAAGACGCGTTCAAGTACAGCTCCCCGCCGTTTAGGTAAATGCCTTGCGTTTGCCCGTTATTGGTGAGCTTGTTAAAAATAGCCTCCTGCGTCAAAGACTCGTTCATTTTACCTATGACACTATCCGCGCTATCGTCAACGATTTGCTGGACTGTTTTGCCGCCAACCCTAGTAGACGCTTGCAAACTAAATTCGCCAGTCTCCATATCCCACCAGTTACGTCCAGCAGCGTCCATAAGCTTACCAGTAGTAATCGCGTTAGCAAAAATACCCTCACCAGACGCAATATTCTTCCAATCCCAGTCGCCGTCTGGCTTCCTCGAATTAGCAGTGCGCCAGAACCCGCCACCTAGCTGGATAGCGCGAGTCGGGTGCTGATTCTCAGGCTTATCATAAACTATGATGCCTTCGCCTGGCTTAAAATACGTGTAGCCGCCAACACCGTTCATCACATCATTCACGCGACCAATAAGGTCACGAACGTACAAGCCGTTGCCTTCAGCAACCGCATTCCACTCATCAGACTGAGCAATAAGCGCATCAAGCTTCTGCTCTTGAGCACGCCGCTTCTGCGTGTAAGACTCGTGAATATTGCCGAGCGTAATACGCGTAGCATCAACAGAGTCAAGTAAATCTTCATCAATTTTCAGCACGCGCCCCTCAACGCGAATAGGAGGAGTAAACGTCGTGTCAACAATCTGCACGGAGTCACCAATACTCACGCCGTCAGGGTCAAACCCAGCACGACCAAGATTCACAACCTCAGCTTCATAGGACACTTGAGGCTTTGACACTTGTGCCAATCGCGCCTTAGCAAGCCTTAAAAGCTCATTACGATCGTCACAATCGTCAAAAACAGCATCGCCTTCAAGTACACCCCAATACTTTTGCGCTTCAACATCATCAAGATACGGTTTGCCGTTGTTTACTTCCTTAAGCCCAATGCGCCTAGAGTATCCGCCCGTAGCGTTGCCGTCATCGTCTGTTTTTTCTTCGCCTTTGCCCCAAGCGTAAAGGCGCGTAATAACCTGCTCAGCCATAAGAGTGCGCTTAACGCTCTTTAAGTCGCATCCGTACTCGAATCGCCTTTCAGCATTCTTATTGCCGCGCTGCTCAAGCAAGTTCACTGTGCGCGCTGTAACCTTGCCGTTTTCAACGGTTATGCTAGTCTCAAGTTCAAGCCCGTATGCTTTTGCAATGTCTTGTAAAGATTTTAGAACACTTTGATGGTAGAAGTTTAGATCAGCGTAATGGCGTATGGTGCCGTTATCTACAGTGCCAGCAGTCCACCGAGTGCCTTCTAACGCTACTCTCGCACGCTCTGGTGCAGTAGTATTATGCCCACGCTTGTCTAGTATGTATACGCTTCCGAGTTCTGAAATAGAATTCACACAATATGCTGTGGTAACTGGCTTGCCTTCGTCACGCTGTGTTTCAACGCTTTGCACAATGTACTCATGCCACAAGCCTTTGCCGTCTAAGTAGAGTATTCTGTCATTCTTCTCCACTCCGCCATCAAGTGTTGTAATGTCAAGTGTATCTGTGCCGTCTACTGCGCATGTACTTACTGCTTTAGTAATAGACGTAATATCTGGTTTTAATGTGCCGTTGTAGCTTATATGAGCAAATCGCATTGACGCTCCTTTACATTAAGGTTAATGGCGTTATTTCGAGAGTTCCGCTGCAGCCTGTACATGTGATTGTGTTTGCTCCTGGCAGTAGCGTGAAGTAGTCGGAATCAATTGTTGGAAGAATAATATTGTTGTTGATCCTGCAATTTCTGCTTTGTGGATTTGCGCTGATTTCTAGTACTCCATTCATGTGTGAGCCTGTACTAAAGGTAAGGGTTTTGCCATCTTGCCTAGCTATTGATGCTGAGCCTGTGTCAAGGGAGAGCGAGAATTGTGGCCATACTGTACTGCTTCCTGGTATCGCCACATGGTTTTCACCTTCATGCAGCCTGAATGTACGCTTTTTGCCATAAAGGTATGGATTTGCATCGAGTGATAGTTCTAGCAGTAGTGCACAGTGGAATGAATCTTGCCAGTTTCGTATTGTGTTCCAGTTTGATATGCTCCATCGTCCGCGATATTCTCCGTTTGAGTCGCTTGTTTGTAGGCTTCCGTTCTTTCCATGAATTTCTTTGGCGATATGTTCAAAAAGAGCGTTTACTGTGGCTAAATCGCCTAAAGCGTAAAGGCTTAAGGTGATTGCGCGTTTTTGTAGGAACGCTGTGTGCGTATCGTCTTCTACTGTTGTATCTAGCGCGCCGTTGAGTCCAGGAACAGTAATGCTGGAAGTAGTTGTTTTTGGCGATTCTATGCTGATTCCCTTTTTCTCGAGATTCAGCCCCCATTCGTTGAGTGGGATTTTGTTGATCCTGCATTCCAGCATTATTGTTCCCTTCCTTTTATCTTCCTAGTGTTGCCATTTTGTTTAGCTCATTGTTCATTGGTTTTGCGAGAATTCCTGCCATGACTTCTCCGCCACGACCGTTCAGTTTCAGCGCTACGCCTTGGCTCATTACTCCGTCGAACGCGTCGTATAGATCCTGCTTTGTTAAGCCTGTTCTTGATGCGTCGACTTCATAATTTGCTGCAACTTTTGCTATCTGATTTTGTTGAGCATTCCAGCCTCCATCAGGTGGCATGACTGTAGTTCTTAAGCGAATGGCGTTAGCATCATTAAACCAATTTCCAGATTGCTTCGTGAACCCTGCAACCTGCTTTTGCACGCCTTGCCATGAATCGCCAAGCCCTTTGCTGAAGCCTTGCATGATGGCGTTGCCCGCTGGAATAAGTAGCTTCTTATCGTAGGATATTGGTCCCTTGTGCTTGGCAATCCACGAGCCGATGCCGCTGACGAAATTGCACACGCTCTGCCACGCGCGCTTTAGCCCAGCAAGAAGACCATCAAGAATCGCGCGACCAGCATTCCACAACCATTGGCCAGCGCCGCTGAAGAATCCAAGTATTCTATCTTTCAAGCCAGTAACAAAGTGGAATACTGCGTCAATTCCAGCTTTGGCGCCGTTTTGTATCCCGTTCCAAATGCCAGTAAAGTATGAGCTAATAGCATTCCAGGTGCCTGAAAAGATGTCTTGTACGCCTTGCCAGCATTTGCCCCAGTCTCCAGTGAAAACTCCAGAAAGGAATTCGCATAAGCCTTTGAACACTTGTATTACGCCTTTTACGATGTCTCCAATTGTGCTAAAAACGGGGCCAAGCGTATCTCCTAATACTTTTGCTAACGCTCCTAGCGAGTCTTTTAGAGCATCCGTTGCTGGTTGTAATGCTTTGCATAAATCTAGGAATCCGTTCCACGCATTCTGCAAAAATGGCAGTATCATCTGCATAAAATCATTAAGAGTGCCAGCGAATGCATTCCAGGCATCCTGCAAAGGCGGCAATATCGTTTGCGTAAAATCATTAAATCCATCACATAATGATTGCCACATTTGGCGGCCTTGCTCTGTTTGAGTAAAGAAGTATGCAAGAGCAGCTACAACTGCGCCGATTGCTATTACTATTAATCCAAGCGGATTCATTGCCATAACAGCGTTAAATACAGTCTGTGCAACTGTTGCTATAGCCACAGCGGTCTTATAAGCTGCCCAAGCTGCTATAACTGGCATTATTGCAGGTGCAAGAGCTTTAACTACTTGCAAAACGCCATTTAGTAAATCGAGTACAACTTTTAATGCTACAGCAAGAGATTCAGGTGGGAATAGCGCACCCCACCCTCCGACAATGCTGAATACCTCTTTGAAAATGTCGCACAGCGATTGCCATATTGCTTTGAAAGACTCGAATACTCCAACGTTTTGTATTGCTGCAAATAGTTTTCCAAACCAGTCAACAACTCCACTAATGGCTGCTGATAATGGTGCTTGCATTGAGTTGGTTAGGTTTCCGATTGCATCTGCAATTGCGCTCATTGCTTGAGTTGTTGGTCCTTTGATTGAGTCAAAGATTATCATTCCAGCTTTTACAACGGACGCTTGCAGATTGCCCCATGCGCCTTCGATTGTTACTGTGCTTTGTGCAGCTTTTACGGCAACATCGTTGAATCCTAGGTCAAGCAATGCTTTATTGAAGGCTTCGCTGGTAATTTTGCCTTCGCGCATTGCATCAGCAAAATTACCAGTGTATACACCGTTTTTCTTAAGTTGCTCCTGAATCTTGCCAGATGCGCCTGGTATTGCCTGAGAGAGCTGTCTCCAGTTATCTGCTGTGAGTTTTCCAGCACCAGCAGTCTGAGTAAGAACCATTGCGACGGACTTAAATGTTTCTTTGTTTCCACCTGCGATTGCGTTCAAGTTTCCAGCTGCTTCAGCGAGCTTGTCGTATCCCTTTACTCCATTTGATGCAAGCTGTGCTGTAGTTGAGCGTATATCTTCAAGATCATACACAGTTTTATCTGCGTACGTTTGTGTTGACTTGGTAAGCTCTTTAATCTGCTTATTGCTTACTCCTGCAAATTGTAAGGTTGCGCCAAACTTTTGTGCAGAGTCAGACGCGCTCATGATTTCGCTAGTGATACCGCCAAAAGCACCAATAATTTTACTGGTAACAGATTGCGCTATGCCGCTAATCATGCCCATTTTTAAGCCAAAACCTTTAGCAAATCCGCTGCCTGCGTTTTCGCCGCTTTTTTGTGCGTGAGATGCCATAGAGTTGAGTGCTTGCTGGATTTTCCCGCCTATCCCTGCTGCTTTTTGAGAAAAAGTGCTTGCGTAGCCTGTGCCTGCTTGTGAGCCTTTTTGTATAACAGTAGAGTTGGCTGATGTTAGTTTTTGGGCAATATTGCTTCCAATTTTGCTAACGTTTTGATTGAACCCAACTGCATATTTTTTTCCAGATTCAGAACCTTTTTGAGAAACACTATTGTTGGCATTGTTAAAGGCGTCGCAAATAGCTTTACCTACGCCTTTTGTAGATGGCACAATTTCTACGAAAGCACGCGCAACATTAATGCCAGTATCGCCTTTTGCCATTATTCGTCTCCTTCTCTATCTATCCCAAGCAAAGCGTAAAGTTCTTCACTACTCTCCGCATGGTCTGTTTTGATTGTGGTTCTGTTGCTGTTTGTTTTCGAGCCTGGTCGTTTGATTGTATTGCTGAACTTTTTGCCTTTGCTTGCGTCTTTTGTTTTACAAAATGCTAGAAAAGCCGTATTGTCTGCAATATTCGCAAGCAATTGTCGCGTTGCGTTCCATTGTGCTTGCGGATTGATTTTTCCCCAAATAAGCGCATAATCTGGCAAATTTGCTGCTAAATCAGCCATTCGCCTAACGCGTATACTTTCGCCTGTTTCGTCTAAGTTAAGCCCGTAGAATCTTTGAATATCCGCGCGTAAAGTGTCTGGCGCGAGGCGTAGCATTTCTACGAGCGTGAGGAGTTTGGGGAGACTTTACTTAAGTATTCAAACACGAAAGAGGATACTTCTTCCATAGTGATTCGCCCTGTTTCCTTATTTCGTAAAGCATTTTTAACTTGCTTGTACTTTTCTCCAAAAAGTCGTTTAAGTAATGGAATAAGTGCGAAAGCGTTAGGTTCTGTATCGTCTGCTGGGTTTAATTGTGAAAGAAGCTCCAATGTCTCCAGATCGTCTAACATTTGTGGGTCGACTGTAAGATCTATGCCTTTGATGGATACAAGAATTGGCTCATCTTTAGGTACAATTTTCTTTTCTTGTGTCATATTTAGTCCTTTTTAGGAGTGTGTAAGAGGGTGAAAGTTCCTTTCGTTTTTGTTAAGAGCTGCTCACGTAAGTGAAAGGAATAAAAGCCCTACGTGAGCAAGATTCATCAACTGTGATTAGACTCTGAAGATGCGCCACTAACTGGCTGCGATGCTCCCAAATCTGCAAAGTAATTGTATGAATTATTGCCTTGCTTATCTGGGAAGGTAGAGAATGTTACGTCGTAGGTAATTGCGTCGCCAGAATGATATTGCAAATCTCCTGTGTCTGTAAGAACTGCGTCAGGAATCACTACTCGCTGCTTTTTGTTCATTCCAGACAAAAGAATGTCGGCAATAATGCTAACGTGCTCATTCTTTGGCATGCCTGTAGTAAACGAAACTACATCGTCTCCATTAGCAGTAACGCGGTCTTTGCCGTATCGTACTGAGAGTGTAGCTGCATTGGTTTCTAGCATTACGAATTGGAATGTTTCTTCGTAGGAAGCAATGAATGATGCTGCTTTTTCGCCACTCATATTGTCGATATCAGTGGTATCAACATCAGCAGATCGTGTGATTCCGTCTTTGTTCAAGTCTGCTACGTTCTTAAAAGCATCGTCAAGCTTATCCGTAGCGTTTGTAGGCAACGGCGTGCCTGCTGGTGCTACGAAAAGTACGCCGCCTGGGAATTGTTTTGCTATAGCAATTTTTCTAACCATAAAAATCTCCTTTATAAAGGTGTGTTTATTCTGAAATTCACCATGAATCGGTGATGATATGGGGTGTCTGGGTCTGGGTAGATCGTGACTGTATCGATGATTACGCTTGCAACGTTTTCTACATGCTCTGGCATTGCTATAAGCGTGAGAGCAAGAGCATCTGCAGCTTCTGCGGCTTTTATTTGACTCGGCGCATAAATTGATGCAGAAATAGCGTAAATTCTTTTTCTGTCGCTTATGCTTGTGCCGTTTTTTTCTACCGTTATGAAGCTACTTGAGCTTGTTGCGTTTTGTGGCACAAGCCCTGATGCTTCGAATCCATCAATGCGTCCATCTGTGTTGAGGTAAGTGATAACTGTTTCTTCAATGGTTTTCATTTACCTGCTCCTACAGCTTTTGCTAACCAGTGATGTCGTCCTTCTGATCGCATTGTTGCCAGCCATTCTTTGGAAGGATTGCTTGCTGCTGTAACAATTGCAACGGCACCGTGTTTAGTATCTTTTACTGGCAATGCCACATATTTCGGGTGTATCCCGCTTTTTGTGGTTGTCGCCATAGCAGTAGCATTTGATGCGATTTCTTGTGCTACTTTTGCTACTACTGTGTGCCCTGCTGTTCGCCGCAGCTGTAGGAAGCCGTCAAAGTTTAATTTAACGTTGTTTTTGCTCACGCTATCCTTCCTTGTCTGTTACATCGACTTCAAGATTCCAAGCAGTTGGACTCATGCCTCCGTCTAGTGGCTCTGGGTCTCCTAACACTGAATATTCGCGCCCTCGAATCCGAATTTTTGCTCCTCGTAGGCTTTTGTAAGCCCACGAGCGAGGGAAGTAACAGATGCGTGACACTTCTATGCCGTATGGCTGTAGTTCGCTATCCGCGTTTGCGTTAGCAGATGCTCCGCTTCCTGGAGAAACAAGCACATTTTCTACTTGTTCCTCTTTTGGTTCTGCTTCTATAGGATTGTTGAGCGCGTCAACGCCGTTAAATACTGGGAAAAGAACGGTTACTGTTTCACCTTTCATCTGAATCTCCTATAAGGTCCACATGAAAGCCTGTTTGCGCTCCTTGCCCTCGTATTAAACGTTTTTCAGCGCGAGTCAAATACAAGTCACCAGCTGGATTTGTAAAACTCCACGATTGTGAGAAGGCTCCCACGGTTTGTGATGTTTGCGTTACTCCAGTCATTCCGTCGCCGACGTTTTCAGCTGCTGCAAGAGCGCGCCTTACTACGCTGCAACAAACGAAGCAAAGTAGCCTCTTGTTGTCTGTGAGTTTTGGCGCGCTTGCTTGCATAAGAGCTGACGCATCAGATATCAGTGTTTCTACCGTTTCACGGTTTCGCGTTGAAGCTGCTGGGTAGCGCGTCTTTACATCGTCAAACGTTGCGAACACTTCCATGCCAGCGCCTTCCTGTTAGTGGGATACCACTGCAGATCCGGCTGGCGCTTTAACAACAGCGAAACGGTCCGCGAATACGTACCATGCGTACTGAACTTCCAAACGCAATGCAATCTGATTCATACGCTTCAAGTCGCCCTGACCATCTGGGTCGCCGAATTGGATAAGCTCCAATGGAAGATTGCGCTGAATACCCCAATACACGCCATTGGTAAAGTCGCCAACAATAGCTTTAACGCCACTGTCTTGCTTCATTTCAGGAAGACCGTTTACAGTAGTAGACACAGCTGTCTTAATGCCCTTATACTGAGTCATTCCAGTGCCGAATCCAAGTTCCGGATACATTAAATGACCTTGCTTGTCCTTGGCTGTAGCAAGAGCGTAAGCAGCTGGCTTGGAGAGTGCTAAACCGTTTACGTCCGATCCTTCACCGTCTGTTAAAACTAAGCCAATTGCCTTCTCAATGTCTGCGTCAATGCTTGCAGTAGCGTCAACGGTTTTCTTTGTAGAAGTAAGATAGTTCGTCCAGTCGGTTGTTGTGCCGTTTGCTGGGTTTACACGATGGAAGACTCCGAAGTCGAGTGCGCGAGCCAACGCTGTTGCGCCTTCTTCTGCGAGAGTTTGCATAATGCCGAGCTGGTAGTCTTCATCAGCCCACGCCACTTCGTTGCTAAAGCGCATTGTTACCTGAGTTTTGTGTGGCGTTACGGTTACATGCCCAAAATTTGCGCTGGTAGCGCCTTTATTTGCGCCTTCTGCAACAAATTCTGCACGTGGCTTTGAATCCAAGGTGACGAGTGTGGAATTACCAAAAAGTGTTGGCTTTGCGGCAGACAATGCTGCAACAGCAGAGCCAGAGGTTACACCTTTTACAATTCCCTTCACCAAGTGATCAGGGAGCTTTAGGTCTTTAGATTCTAAAATTGACATAATTTTTTACCTTCCTTACATAGGGTTTTGTTTAATCGTTAGAAAAAAGTTTGCGAACAAACGCGCGCGTATCGTCTACTCTTAAGCCGTCTGGCTCATCGTTAAGGCGAATACTGTCTGTTCGTGGTTTGGAAAACTCTTTAATTGCCTCTGCGTGATCGCGTAATTCTTTTTCTGTTGAACCGCGCAATAGTGCAGCTGGTACGCCAGTTTCTTTTGCAACAAGTTGCGTGAGTTCATCATGCTTGCGCTGAGTTTCAATAGCAGATAGTTTTTCTTTCAGCTTTGCTTCAGATTCTTCTACTGCTTTGAGCTTTTCAGCTGCTTGTTCTGAGCTCTTGGCTCTGGCTTCCCATTTGCGTGCAAACCCGCGCCATTTTTCAGCTTCCGCTTTGTAATCTACTTCCTCGGTTTTTTCTTCCGTTGAAGTAGTTTCGGCATTGTTGAGTTCTTCGACCTTTTCGGTTTCTGTCTCTTGTGTTGTGTTTTCCAACTTTTCTCCTTAATAAAAAAGCCCCATGCGGGGCTGGTTAATAAAAAACCACCTTTTGCAAGGTGGCTAAAATCTGATAATTGCTATAAGTTATAGCGTAAATTCATTAGTATCGTTTAAATATTCTTCTTTAAGTTCTCGTTCAAGTTCTGCTCGTTTAGCAAGATAGACTTTTGCACAATTAGCACATAAGTGGTGACTGAACCCAACATTTATCCAGCCTTTAAGTGGAGAATCTTCCCTCAAGTCAAATCCTAGTGTTGGTTCTGCTTCGGGTGCACATTCGACTTTAGCTTTGCAATGGTCACAGAATAGTGCAGCTTTAGCAAGATATGTCATGTTAATTCCTTTCTAAGCATTGAATAGGATAAAGCCATATGATAGAATTGAATTGAGAGCTGGGGCTCCCCTTACCCTTGACCCTTCACGGGGTAGGTTTGGGGGAATGACCAGCTCTTTTGTAATAGTTAATTTTCCCGTTTTCTATTATGCAAACGCAATTTAGTTTCGTATCTTCTCTAGATAAACGTTTTTGAACAATAGTATTTATCAAATCTCTTGGCATATTTGAATCAGTTATATCTAGAATGACATTTGCACTTTGTTTGGACGCATGTTTTAGCGCATTATCTATAGTGTTTTTGCCATTGCCTGAAATGGTTTTTAATTCCCATGTTTCTTTATCTATTGTAAAATCAGGATTTTTCTGATTTTGTATATTTTTAACTGGGTTTGCTGTAACATTATGCCCTGATTGTGCAATCCATTGCATAGCGCGTTTTTCTTTACTGTTAACACGCGCTCCGTCCGGTATGTTTATTGAACCTTTTGAACTCTTTGCGTTATTAACTGGCTTACAACTGTCAGAACAAAGTCCAGGAGTTTTCCGTAACTGCGCAAGAATTTCTTTCATGCCTGGTTCAAAAACTTCACTAGCATCTTTACCGTTTTTGCGAGCTTCCGCTTTGTTTTTCTCCCAAACTATTTTTTTGGCTTTATCCCATTCGTCGCTAAGAGCGTCAGGATTATAGCCTCTAATTTTATTTGGATTTGCATCCCACTCAGGGCAAGCTACACAATCACAATGAGTATGCATTTTATGAGCTGTTTTTTCAGACTTATACACAAATCCACGACCTGCAAGCATTGTGCAGAAAGCGCATGTTTTGCCTTGTGGTACGAGTGCATAGTGTGGTTTTTTAGGGTCTCGTTTGCAATTTTCAGCGATTGTTGCGCGCCCTGGTATTTTAACCCATCTATCCATGGCGTCGACGATTGCTTCATCAAACTTGCCTCTGTTTGAAAGTATATGATCGTGTATTTCTTCAACGATTGCTTTCTTGGAATAAGTTTGTGCGAGTGATGCTTCGAAATCGTCGTCAACGTCAGGCAATGCGTCCGCACGAACTTCTTCGTACCATTTAGCAGCCGCCATAGCGATTTGTTCACTATATTGTGATGCTACTGCTGGGATTAGTTCGTCTATGAGAGCAATGCGAGCAGCTTCTGTTGGTGCACTAGCTATTTTCTGTAGTACTTCCTGCGCTGCTTGTTGCGCTGAGTCGCTTATCTTCTTGTTGGCTGCTGCTAGACGATTCGTATCCTCCCTTGTTACCAATTGTCGTCTCCTTGCCTAGCAAATCGTTAAGTGATTCAAGAGCGCGCGTTTTTCGTGCTTCGCTGAGTAATGTTCTGCTTTCTGCATCACTGAACCCTAGTTGCCGCCATGCAATTTCGTTCATTGCATATGATGGACATGTTGCTGCAACTTTATTGAAGAAGTCGCCTCTAGCTCCCATGCTTACTTCTTGCGTTGGCTTCCACGCAACCTGTGCAGCGTAAACATCTGGAGGAATTGTTGTCATTCCATCATTTTGTAAGCAAACTGCAATGCCGAGCGCTTTAAGAATCGATTGGCTAAAAATCAGATTTTGTCTATCTGCTTCGCGCGTCAATTTGCGTTCTGCTACGCTCATTGCTTCAGCACTTTCTGGGTTTGATGTTGTAATACCAAGGTCGCATGCTGGCAAACCTGTTTCACTAGCTACCATGAGCGCAATCGTTTTCAGCATTTCCGAGTGTGGAGTCATGCTTGCTTGCGTAATCTGCTGCAAGGTTGGAGTGTCTCCGTCCTCGTCTTTCGTTACACCGTTGATTGCGCTAACGTAATTGCTCCATTGCGCCTTTTGTGCATCTTCAGAAAGACCTAAGAACCATAACTTTGGAATACTATAGAACTCTGCAGTTGCTTCCATTCTCACGAATGTTCTAATCGCCATATCCGTATAGCTCATAAGCGGTCTTGTGATTCGACTTCGTCCGAATGGTCTGTCGAGCTGCGGATCGTAGCAAATTGGCACTACGCATACGCCTTGATAAGACTGTTTAGCAAGTGTTGCTTTCCATACGCCTTCAACTTTTTTAACTTCGTATGAGTACCCTTTGAACCAGAATCTTACTTCGTTGACTTCGTTTTTCTCATTTGTCCCTGTAATAGTCATTGCAGCTTTTACTTCTTGGTGGCCCATATCCCATAATGCAGAACTATTGAGTGCGCTTCTAGGTGTGATTCTTACTGCTCCACCTGCATCAACGTCCTTATATATTGCCAAGAAGCTGCATGAATGTTTGTATGCGCTAATGATGGCTTGTGGCAAAATCACACTGAACTGGTTTGCTTCTGCGATTGCGCGCATGTTATGCACATCGTCGCCGTTGATTTGTAGCCCGTCGTAAACGCTTAAATCAGCTAATGCTCTTACTGCTTTCGCGCTCCATCCAACGACTGCTTTAACTCTGCGAGCTACATCTTCTGGAATGGAAATGTTCAGATTTTTAACCGTCTCGTCTGCGTTAAAGTATTTTGTTCGTTTTTGATTGCTTTCGTAATGCTGTTGCCATGTATCGTAAAGCCTTTTAATAGTTGGCATGTCTTTTTCGTCTACGCCATCAATTTTGCTACCGAATGACAACTGTTGCGAGCTTGTGTTCTCAAAATCTTGTAACGTCATACTAATAGCCTCTGCTTTCTTCCAGGATGTCGTTTACTTACGAATGCTGCATGTAATGCCATTGTGCAAGACACGAGCGGTGTAGTATCTACGTCATCGCCTAACTTTCCCCAGGCAAAAAGTCCGCTTTTGCCAAGAGGTCTTGTTGACGCGCCTTTTACTGCTGCTGCGAGTGCTGGCTGATCTTCATCTGGTAGATGCGTAAGTTTCCCAGCTGCGAGCATGTCCATGAATCTTCCGCATGCTTGCCCTACGTCTCGCATTGTTAGCGATATTGTTGGGATGTGTGCATCTGCGAAATCTTGTAAGAGTATGCCTGTTGCGCTTCCTGCGTCTATTCCGACTCCTAACATGTTGCGTTTGCGTTCTGCTAGGAAGTCGATGAGCCAGTCTGTGCCTTCTGTGAGCGGATGCGATTCTAAAAATTCAATGTGTGCGTATCCGTCGGGGTACTTCATGCAAGCGGATAATGTTAAGCGGTCGCGAGATGGTGGGATTTCCACTCCGTATGCTTTAACGCCACCTTCTATGCGATTGCTTATTGTTGCCGCTTGCCATTGCTTATCGCTGATTGCGGATGTTGCTAATGCGAGTTCGTCCCATACTCCAAGAGCTTCGCGCCTGAATGAGTCTTCGGAAAATTGTCTGCGTAAGCGTAATATAGCTAATTCACTTGTTCTTGATGGATAAGATGGATTTGCTTTTGCCCATTCTTCTCTATCGTCTAAATTGCAATTTCTGTCTGCGCTAAATTCTAGATATATTCCATCTCTATCTGATCCTTTTAATAATGCTGTGCGCTTATCTCTAAATACTTCTCCAGGGTCGCATGGCCTCGGCGGCGTGCCCATATAGAAAGCTAATGGATTTGAGGCTGTATTTAATGTTGGCAATGCGTTATCAAGTGCTCTATTTGTTAAAATTTGTGCTTCGTCGAAAACTATAACGGAAACTTCGTGTAACCCTCGAAAGCCTCTCTCGCGAGAACCGAATAAGATTCGTGATTCGTTTGTAAATTCAATCGCTTGTTGACCGTTTGCTTTGCGTATTTCTTTTACAAATCTTGCTATTCCTCTGTTGTTTTCTATCAGTTCTTTCATGTCGCGAAATGTTTCATCGCTTGTTCTTGAGTGATGCGCTGTCCAAACAGCAATGGTTTTCTCGTGCATTAAACATAAAAAGACTACAATCATTCCAATCGTATACGTTTTTCCAACTTGGCGTGGCAAGCTCATTACTACGCCAGACACTCCTGCAGCAAACTTGCCATTACTGCGTTTGCCTAATATGTACATGCCTAATTCAGACTGCCACGAGTCAAAGGTAACGCCGTATCGTAATGCTTTCTTTTGTAATGCTGGGAATTCTGATGCAACTATTCCATCTGGGTATATAAAATGCCTAGCTTTGGTCTGGAGTAAAGACTGCGTCAAAAGTTACCTCCGAATCCATATTTTCGTCGTCTTCTTTTTCGTCATCAACTACGCCTGCTAGCTTTTCTGTTATTTCTATGTATTGTTTTGCCATGCTTGCCAATGCGCTTGGCGGCGTATCTGGACTTATGAGAGCTGCATGTAAAATGTCGCGCGCGAATCTTAATTCGTCTTCAAGTCTGCTGTCACACATTCTGTCAAATGCGTCTTTTGTTAATTCATCAGTTGGTATTGTCGTTTTTATTGGTTTTGATTCGCCTGGAATTTCAAAAAGTACTTCTTGTCTTTTTGATTTTGTTGATTTTGGGTTCTTTTTTCGGTGTGCATCTACCCTACATTTCTCACTGCAGTACATTGGAGCACGTCCGCGGCCTGTTGTTTTGAAAAAACGACCACAATTTTTGCATTTCATGGCTATTCTTGCTCCTTTTTGTAATGAAAAAATCACCGTGTAACGATTTGGCTGTAACGTAATAGCTATTTAGTGGGGGGATTTTAGCCCTTTGTGCGGCTTGGTTTCCTTTATAAAATCGGGGGGTTACTCCCCCTGTCGAAATGCTCTAAGGTTGAAACGTTTTGTGTTGCGTTACTCATGTTTACCAATTCGAGTGTCTATTTTTCTGATTGTATGCGTCGCAACATGCTTCAGGCGCTACGCCTGTGTCTAATCCGTGTTCTTTCTCATATATTCTTGCTTGTGCCCAAGCTGCAGTGTGTGCTTTCTTAAGCTGATTGCATTGTCTGTGTGTAAGTCGAACATTATTCCAGTCTGTTGGGCTTCCACCTCTACTCACTGGAACTATCTCATCCACTTCAGGACTCAATGGGTCTGGAGTCTTAATAGTTTTATCTACTGGCTTGCCGCACAAGTAGCAAGTGTCATAGTAAGCAAGCACTCGTTTGCGCATTGCTTTGCGTCTGCTCCCATACTTACTACGGGGGTTACTCTTTGGTTTCTGTGGCATATGATGTATTTAATATAAGACTAATAAAAGCGAAAGGAGGTGGTATTTGTGTCTATTAAAATAAAAGTTGATTCAAATGCTTTGAACCAACTAGCCGACGAAGCTATGAGCCAATTTGTTGAACAATCTAAAGGTATGTGCATTGTATGTGGAAAACCAATTGAACCTGTAGATTGTCCTTCTAATAACATTGTCGCTATTCATCCTCAGTGTGCATCTGAGCTTGAGTAGTGTTCTTATTTTGTTCGTTTGCGTATTCGTCTATCCAATCTGCGAAAGCGTGAGCGAACTTTTTTATTTCTGTTAAATCAGGAGTAATAGTAAGTGTGATTGTAGGCTGGTTCATAGTTACTTCCTTGTGTACGCAAAAAGCCCCGAGGTACTAACCACGAGGCTTTCTTTAACGTCTTTTATTTTCTAAGGGGTGGGGGTGGTCTTGCTTGGTGGCCACTTCACACCACAGTGTGATTATATCATTATTGGTGTTCACTTTGTCAAGTCTAGTAATTCTTCTGGCGAGTCTTATTTAATATTTCACTTATGTTCCACGCAACTACAGCACCTTGACCTGATGTATGAATTCTACCAGTTGAACGAAGCCTGCGAAGTGTTCCTGCTGGAATGTTTTTATTTAGTACACGATGCATAAACTCCGATGCTTGCTTGCTACTCCCAACATAAGTAAGCTTTGATAATTCTTTACGTGTATTGCTTAAAACTTCATTGCTATTCGTCACTGATCTGCATGATTGGCAAGTAACACATTCATTAGTGCTTTCATACCTCAATGGTCTTCTGCAGTTTGGGCACAATCCAAATGTTTTTAAGAACTTTGGATTTGTATCTGCTAGCACTTTATCTCTAATGCTTTTTAACTGTTCATAAGATATTGACGCGCTTGCCAATAAGACTATTTCTTTTGCATTATCTTTAAGTGCTTTAACTACTGTAATGATTGGTGAAGTTTGTGCAATCGCTAAATTGTTGCTGCCGAGTTGGCTTAATATTTCGCGCTCTAAACTTTCCAGCTCATCAAGTTTGTCAAGAGCACTCAAGTTTACTGGAGTTACGCTTCTGTTTACATGAGTATGATACCCAGATTGATTACGCTTTACTTCGCAATATGCCAACATTGATAACTGCTTGTTTAACGATGGAAGCGAACCAAGAAGCTTCATATATTCACGTTGTTCTTTTACTGTGTAGATCATAAGATTCCTTCCAAATGATTTATAAGATTTTCAGTATTCCAGTAGCGTATTCCATGTTTCTTAAATGGTCTTGGCATTAAGCCACTACTTATGAGCTGCTGCAATGCATGAATCCCATTTATGTCGTATTTACTTATTGTTCTTAATCCGAGTGCAGTAATAATGTAACTTTCATCTACTTCGATTTTGTGTATTGAGTTAAGAATTTTGTATAAGTAAGAAAGTCTAAAAGTAAGTTTTTTTAACCTCTCTTGTTTTTTACTAATATTTTTATCTTGACTACATTTCACAATTTTCTCCTCTCGAAAATTCCATGTACTTTCGGTGGTGAATTGCTTGAGTGGGACGACCTAGTCAAGGGGAAAAATAAAAATTGAGAAAGCTTTTTCGGCTTTCTCAATCTCATTTTCTCAATGACTTTTAGGTCGTCCATACAGCGCTTTCGGCGGAGCCATGCCATCGCGTATGACGAGTGAAAAAATATCCACACGGCGGTTTGCTATAAGGCTCTGGCTTTGCCATGTTCGCTTATCTGGTCGTCCTGTCATAAGACACCTTGCAGCATCAATTCCCGACTCTTTCCGCTCAATACCGCGGAACGCTTATGTTATCGGTAGGGAAACCGATATAGGTCTTTACAGCGGCTATTTACGCTGCCTAAGAGGCGTAAGTCTATGCCGCGTTAAATTGTCCCACATTTGGCCAATGCGAGTACTGTAGAGGAGCTAGAAAAACTTTTCCTTATATTCCTTGCCCCCCTGCAGATTTAACGTTCTAATATGCCCTAAAAGGGTTTATGGTTATTTTTTGTTTTTGGTTAGAAATCGCTTTTTCGGCTTGCTCATTTTTTGCCCAATATCCATAAAGTTCTACAGCATACGGATATGATCTATTTGCCTTGCAACTATGCGAATACACAAGCTTGTTGTAGTTTTGTGGCTTAATTACAACTTCTTGCCTATTGGCAAAAATGGTTTTATTGAAGTACTGCGAGCCAGTAAGCGCAACTGGCACTATCTCGGGCTTTGCGTACGCACTATTAGCATAAATGCGATGAGTTTGCGAGAAATAGCGTAAAGCTGGCTTTTGAGGCGGTATTGACATAACTAACATTGTTAATCCCTTTTACGCTGCTTTTTGTGGCACGTATTTCACATATACCGAATAAGACTCATCACATTGCAGTATTCGTGCCTCAAAGTGGCCTTTAATAGCTGCAAACGCCCTATATCTAGCATTCCTTACGCGCAAAGCCGTATCAGATGCTGTATGCCTTGTAAGTCCTTCTTTGAACAGTGCTACGCGATTTGGATTTGCTTTGCATTTGTCAACAAAATCTTTGTAATGCAATGGATAAGCAAACTTCTCAAATGACCCTTCAGGCCAGTTTTCAAGCAACTCCTCCGAATCGGTAGAAGTATTGTTGCTTTTAGATTCTGGCTTTTTCTGTTGATTAAGATTCTTTTCTTTTGCTTTCCTTGGTTTGCGCTGATCTTCAGGAGCTTTCTTTTCTTCTAAAGCTTGCTTGTAAGCTCCCTCCAGTGATTCTTCGCCTACTTCTTGCATGTATCGTTTAACAAGTCTCAATTCTCTAGAATTTAGCGTATTGATGCCGTCGCATTTTGCGATAATCACCAATTCGCACGCTTCTTTTCGCCTTGCTGCAGATAATGGTGCCATTATTGTTCCTTTCGTAAGGTTTGTATATAGTTTTCTAAAATTCGTTAATTTAGTTATTAAAATGCTGGTTCTTCGCTGTAATAGTTGTCTATATTGCTTTTTGAAGACCAAGGGTCTTGATTAGCCACTTGAGCTTGCTGTGATTGCTGCATTGTTTGAGGCTGCGAAATCATTTGCTGAGTGCCCTGCTGCTTTATTTGTGTAATTTGCGCTGTTGCAAATCGCATTGACGCTCCAATATCCTCTACGCTGAGTTTGATTGAAGTGTGACGCGAGCCATCTTCGGCTTCGTATGTGCTTTGTTCTAGTTTTCCATACGCGATAACTCTCATGCCTTTTGTAAGGCTTTTAGCAACGTGTTCTCCTAGCGCTCTCCATGCTGTGCAACGCATAAAAACAGTGCCAGTATCCTTGTATTGCGAGGTTTGCTTATCTAGCGCACGAGTGGTCGTAGCAATTGTAAAATTAACTACAGTAATACCGTTAGGAGTAGTGCTTACAACTGGGTCTTTTGTAAGATTCCCTGCAATATAGTATGTGTTATCGCTCATGGATCTTCCTTATCTGGGTAGTAGTCCTGCAGCTTCGAGTTGCGCACGATACACTGCTATTGTTTTTTGCGCTTTTATACACTCGCAGCCGAGTATTTCAATGGTTTCTTGGACTTTTTCTAATGCTTGATCTACTTCGTATTCGTCGTACCCGTTTGGCATTCCAAAAAAGCCAGGGCACTCCGCGAATTGCATGTTTTTTACGTCTTGCGGCGTTAGCAAGGTAACCATTTCATTCACCTACATACTTTTCTATGCTTGTGTTTGTAATGTAAACTTTGCTGCCTGGTAAGCGTCCGTGAGGCATGTGCAAGATCCCTGCGTCTACGAGCTTCATTACGGCACGTTTGTCCATGCTTAGCTGGTCGCATACTTCTTTAAGGCTCCATAGTCTTTTGTATGGGATTCTTGGTGTAAGTGCTGATGTACTCATTGTTTGTCCTTTTCTATTTTTTATCGTTTGGAATCTCAGTTGCTGCTATTACACCCGAAATTCCCATGAGTATGAGGACCAATCCGAGTGGCACGCATAAGTAAAGGCTTAAGTTGTAGAAAGCGCTAAATACAAGCGCTAGGCCGCTTATTGCTATAAGCACACCGATGATCATTGCTATACGCTTTTTCATTGTTCTAATAGTCTTTCGTCAATTATTGATACTGAACGAATTTCAAAAACAACTGCAATAATTGTTCCTGCAATTCCCAAAATGTTTGCTCCGTTAAAGCAATAAGCCATATTCCTTATTGCAAACCAAAAGCTAATAGCAAAACACACAAGGCTTATGAGTGCTGTTGTGTACGGGTATTTTTGTACGAAGCTCATTTTGCCTCCTTTGTAAGCTGTAATTGCAGTTCTTGTAACTGCTGTATTAAAAATTGTTTTGAAAGGTTAAATTATGTATTGTTCAAATCAGCAAGAAATTAAAGAAGGCATAGGCAATATAGAGTTTGGTACTAGCATTGCTGCAGACCTTCAAGATTCTGCTTCTAGCCGCGAAATTAGGGAACTTGCTAAGGCTGTGCATTTTATTGGGTTTGGCGCTCAACAAGTTGCAAAACATTTGCAAAACTAACATTTATGTTTGCTAATTATTACTGCTAGTAGAGCTGCTATTAACGCGCTTATAGCAATTATTGGGGTCATTGCTTGTGCTTGTTTTTTGCATGCAGTGACCTTATCTTTTGCCCACTCATCAAGAATGTGGTACATAAAAATTCCTTGATGAACGTTTGCTTGCTCATATTTTTCTTGCGATATTGGCTTTTCTGGCTCCCAGTTCTTGCTCATTGTTCTTCCTCTTCTTGCTCTTTATATTTTTCGATGTAATCTTTGAACGCCTTGCAGGTTGCAAATAGCTGATATTCGTATTCGTGCTTCGCTTTTATGAGCTCTGCTTTCTTGTCGTCCAAACGATTGCATATAACTAGCAATTCAAGATTGGGGTTATTCTTACGCACTAAGTCCTCAAGGATTCGCATGTCCTCCAAAGAAAAAGCTGAGCCCAGAGTTTGGTCAATCTCATCGTCAAGATTCGTATCATTTTGCACATCAACGAGTGAAATAGCTGTAATCATATCCAAGAAAGATAGCAAAGAAAGCCATGCTGCCTGCACCTGGTCTCCATTCATGCAATGTTGTTTCATGTACTGTTGAAGATTTATATTCAAATCTTGAAGCGCAGGACGAAGCTCTTCTGGAGCCTGTAAAACGCGTTGAAGCGCTAGAATGTAAAGTCCTCGACTACGTTCCATAGCTACGTTTTTCGCCTCTTTGCCCTTGCTATCAGCTTTCTTTTGCATCACTCTTCCTCACTTTTCTCTTTACCAGCTTTGAAAAGCCTATTTTCAAAACTTATTCGCAGGCCGCTGGCTTTACGGCCTAACTTGTGCTGTTCATTTATCTGCTCTGCGTATGCTTCAGTAAAATCTGCTTCCACGCGGTTGAGTGCTGCATATTGAATAGCGTCTGCGCCGTTAGGAGCTTCTCGATATGCTTTGTTTGCATCCGTGTAGCCAGGGAAATTTTTCTTTGCATTTTCTATGAATGCATCTAGCTGGTTTTCCTTAACAGTCGCCTTGTATGCTTTCTTAAACATCTTTTTGAGCTTCTTGTACTCTTTGTTGCCTTTGCGCTCTTTGTCTTTTTGTTCTTCCATTTCTGTTCCTTTCTTCCTTTACACTTTTGTGTATGAGTTTTGATAATTTAGGCGATGCTGCAACATGGTTTTCTGCTGGCGTCGCGGTTGTTTCCGCTATTTTCACAGTTTGGTGGCCATGGCATAATCGCCCTCAAGCGTGCTTGGTTTCTATGCCTTTCGATTCTTTTGATGCGTTCGCAGCTGTACTCCCTGAATTCCGTGGATTGGAAATGATGTATACGAGAGGTCAGCCTGATTATGCTGTAAAGTTGACGAATTCTGGGGACTGTGTTGCATTTGATGTATCTCTTTCCGCTATCGACTGTGATGTTTTTATTGTTGAGCCTGTCGAGGGAGTAGTAGAGGGTCGCGGGTCCCGTAAAATCCTCTTACCTGAGTCTTTAGCGAGTATTTCGTGTGGTGAATCGGTATTGGTCGTTGCTTATAGGCATAAGAACGCCCAACGTAGCGGGTTTCGCGTTCGGTGGATGGCGCGACCGGTGCGTTGCCATAAATATGTTTCGCAGCTGATTGAGCTTGAAGGCAAGTTTGATTTGCAACCATATAATCCAATACCTGAGAAGCGTTCATATCACCCGTTTGTTTGGTTTTATAGGCTGACTCATTGGCGTGAATCCTAACTTTTGCTACTTTGAAACCGCGCTGGTGTTTTGCATCAGCTTCTTCATACTTATACTTTGGATTTGTTGCGCGAATCACCGCAATTTGAATTATTAGGCATATGACTTGAATAGCTAGGACTACAAGCTGTATTGCTAATTTGCCGCTCATCCGTCTCACCTCCTTATTTCGTTGAGTAGTTGCGTTTCTGCGTCTTTACTGGCGTGATGCGTTTCGTTGACTTTGCAGAGTAGTTCTGCATTGTTTTCGTCGAATTTGTCTTGCTGCTTGTTAAGTTCTTGTAGCGCGTCGTGATATTTTTGTTGCGCGTCTCTGACTGCTTGCTCAGCTTTCTTTATTGCTTGGCACTTGTCTCGCGCTTCTTTGAGTTTGTTTTGCGCGTTTGCTTCTTGATCAAGTGCATTGCGATATTCGGCTATGAGTTCCATGAGTGTGGTTGTGTCCACGCCGCAATCTGTGTTGAGCACGCGGTTTATTCCGTCTAACATGGTTGACTCTTTTCTTTGCCTGCAAGTGCAGCTTGCTTTTCTGCTTGCTCAAGAATCTTTGACAAAGGCGTTTTACATACTTTCGATATTCTCGTTAATTCATCAAAGCGGAAAACGCCACCGTTAATCTTCCTGTTCAACGTGTTACGTGGTATTCCAGCTTTGGTTGCTAACATATCTTGAGTTATATTTGCCTTTGCAAGCACATTTTTTAGTGCAAGTCCTAGTTGCGATGAAGTGGGCACTATTAGTTCCATATGGAACATATTACGCTCTATCTTATTTTCGTCAATGTCGGCGTGTCCTATTTGGGACATACTTCGTAATATATAGTGGTAATATGCCCTATATGGCAGCAGGAAGTAGAAAAACGACTGTAGAGTCAAAAGCTTTATCTATAGCTATTAAAAGAGCAATGGCGATTCGAGGATTGAAAACGCCAGGCTTAGCGAAAGCGTCTTCAATCCCGTATGGCACATTACGAAAGATTCTTGAATTAAACACAGTTGCTGACTATGAGCAATTAAGGAAAATTGCAATAGCCCTTGGCGTGCCGTTATCTGCAATTGTTGCTGATTCTGAAAAATTGGTGAAAGACCCTGGAATTGTAGAGGATTATCTTGATTCTATACAGCAAGAGCCAAAGTCGTCTGCGACTGTAGATTCTTCTGTTTCGGATTCTTCCGCGTCGAGTGCGTCTTCTGATTCTGATGCGTCTTCTGATTCTTCAAACAACTTGGATGATGATTATGTGAGTCACGTTGCCGACATGATTGCTGCTGATCCTTCTCAGTTTGCTCTTATGGCTCATACCGACCCTAACAAAGCCCTCGAGTCCACCACACCTCGTGACTAGCGTACTCAAAAACAGCATTCCGCTAATGTTTACTTATTGGAGGTCTAATGTCTGAATACAACATATATTGTGACGAAAGTTGCCACCTAGAGCATGATCAAAGCAACGTGATGGCTTTAGGCGCCATAATTCTCCCTAAAGATAAGCGAAAAGAAGTAAAAAGGAGAATTATAGAGATAAAAGCAAAGCATGGTGTGAAATCTAAGGCTGAGATTAAGTGGACTAAACTTAGTGAATCGTGCTGCGACCTTTATCTTGACTTGGTGGATTATTTTTTTGATGATGATGATCTAGGTTTTCGTGTTCTTGTGGCAGATAAAACACATCTAAATCATGAAAAATTTAATCAGACTCATGATGATTGGTATTATAAGATGTATTTCGATATGTTAAAAGTCATCTTTGAGCCTTCTAATAATTATTATATTTACATAGATATTAAAGATACTTTATCTACATATAAGCAGCATATGTTACATAATTACCTTGCTAACAAGGAATATGATTTTAGCCATGATATGATTCGCAGAATACAACCAATAAGAAGCGAAGAAGTCCAGATAATGCAGCTTACTGACATATTAACTGGTGCTGTATGCAGAATAAATCGCAATTTGGAATTGCCAATCAATAGCCCAAAGTTAAAAATTATTAACAGAATAAAAGAGCGTTCTAAATATACTCTTATGAAGAATACTGCATTAAGAGAATACAAAATGAATGTTCTGATTTGGAAAGGCGTTAGGTAAATGAACCCGCCTCATTGGTTATCTGCTTTTGTTTTACCAAATCAAAACGAGAGTGTTCTTAATTATTCCACACGTTTGTTCCATGTATTTGAGCCAAGCTTTAATCCTTCAAATATTTATTTTAGAGGTCATAAAGTTATTGGTAGAAGAAGAAGTAGCCCACAGTATGGATTATATGAATGTTTTCAGCATATTATTACAAAAGATAATGATGATAAAAGCGCGCGTTCATTTGATTTTGAACGTGCAAAAAGAATTAAATGGGTAAAAGACTGCATTTGTAACTATCCAGATTGTAAAAAATGTTCGTATAAATCTTGTGAAAAACCTTTAGTTTGGGAAGAACAGTATAAGGGTGTAACAAGAATACGTATATTGCTACCTTCTGCAAGATATTTAGTGGTGTTAGAAGATGCAGTTAAAAAGCATGATTGTTACTATTTGATTACTGCTTTTTATGCTCATCATGATAATTATATTGATGCTGAAAGAAATCGTTATGAGCGTGCCAAAAGAATAAATAAAACCATACAATGAATAAAAAAAAAACTAGAATCGCGTTTTTACGACGATTCTAGGAGTCTCCTTCTACACATGGCAGATGAGTTATCTATATTATCTCAAATGACACGCCATGTGTCAAAATGTATTAGATTGGTCTATTATGCTTCGTTTTGATTCGCTTTATGATGAAGCCGCGCGGCTTGGTGTGCGAGTGGAAGAGCGCCGCCTTTCTGGTAGTGTGTGCGGATACTACTACGACGCTTGTAGACTGATTCTTCTTGATGAGCATTTGGCTGATCATCAGCGTTTGTGTACGCTGTGCCATGAGCTGGTTCATGCTGAGTATCGTGATGTTGCTTGTGGAATTGATTCGCGTTTTGAGACTCGTACAAGGCGTATAACTGCTTCTAGGCTTATTAGCGATGTTGATTACAAGCTTGCTGAATCAATGTATGGCACTGATGTTTGGCTTCTTTCTGAGGCTCTTGGTGTTACTTGTGATGTTATCCAAGATTATCGCTCTTTCCTTTCCACTCCAGTTCCTGTGTGATGTCTTAACTATCGTATAGATTTTTTCTACTTTTATAGCTAAAGATTCTTAATGAGCATTTTTTATAATATTTGATATGATTGCTATGAGGTGGTATGTATGGAGGAATTACAAGGCATTGGTGCTAATGCCACGTGGGTAGCTAACAATATTCTTCAGCGTGCATTTCGCGATAAAGTTGACGTTTCGCCAATGAAATTGCAAAAGCTATTGTATTTTGTAACGTGTTTATATCAAAGAAAAACTCGCAAGCGTTTACTGTCTGAGCCTTTCCAGCAATGGAAGTATGGACCAGTGTGCCGTAGCGTTTACGATGAATTCCATGTATTTAGAGGCAATCCTATACGTAAATATGGGAAAGATTCAGCTGGCAACATGTACCGCATCGATGAAGATAACAATAAAGAATTAAGAAAAGTTCTTGATTTTGTCTGGGGAATGATGCGCAATATGTCGGCTGTGACATTAAGCCGTATTACTCATCGTAAAGATTCAGCATGGAGTAAAGCTTATGAAAAGAAAGAACTCTATATTAATGAGAATGATATGACCCACGATTGTACATTCGATGACGTTATGGGGCTTGAAAATGCCTAACGCTATACCTGATAATATTACAGAAGATGAGCCTCCTGCTAACAAAGAAGATAATCAGCTCAATAATAACGATGATAGTTTACGTACGCAAAGTATTACTCCAGCTCAAAAACATGCTTGGAGTATGGAAAATTTCAAAAACAGTAGTGCATCTTCATTAATCAATATATGCGTATTGATTATAATCATTCTTATTTTTGTTGCTTGTTTCTGTAAAGATGCTCGATCTACTGCAAACATGGGTATTGACATTCTTAAGACATTTGCATTAACTGCTATGGGATTTCTTTTTGGACGTACAAGCAATAGTAATAAAAATTAAGGTTTTTGCATTTTCAGCGCCTTTTTTGCGTGTTTTTTGCCTAAAGTAGCCGTGAAAGTAGCTGAATTTGATTTTCTGGCGGCATTTGGCTAATTATTGTTGCTTGTCTTGTTTTGTCTATTGCTTTGAGTGTTGTTACTTGCTGATCTGGTGTGAGTGCTGCTAGTACTGCTATGAGTGGGTCTTTTTCTTGATTTTGTGTAGGTCCTACATTACTTTGCGTAGGTTCTACAGTTTTTTGTGTTTCAACGCTTTGTTGTTTTATTCCAAGTTGTTCTTCTTTTGCTTGTTTATTAAGTCTAGCTGATGTTCTTTTGCGTTGCTCTTGGCTGATTTGCTGATATACGGATACGGTTTTAATGTCGCTATGTCCTGCAACTTCCATGAGTTCTGCAAGACTCGCGCCTGCTTCTCCATAGTGCGTGAGTGCGGTGTGCCGAAGGTCGTGGAAATGCATATCCTTGAGCGACGGCATGTGTGCTATTGCGCGGTTGAAGCTTTCTCTAAGGCTTGCTGGTGCAACGAACGCTCTAGGTGTGCGAGTATGTAGTATTAGCTCATCTGGTTTGCCGCTTGGCATTTGTTGCCGCATGTGCATTTCAAAGTATTCGCGCGTCCATTCTGGTATTGGTACTTTTCTTATGCTACTTGCTGTTTTTGGCTTGCCTACTTCAAGACGTCGTTTTTGTCCTAAATGGTTTATGCTTTTTAGACTTTTGTTGACGCTGATTGTCATTGCGTTAAGATCTACGTCACTCCTGGTGAGTGCGCAACATTCGCCTTCGCGCAATCCGCACGCTCCAGCTAGCATGACTCCGATGCGCAAATGTGGTGCCATCATGCTGTATATGTCAACAAGTTGCGCAATGCTGATGGCAATGCTTTCGTGCCTTGTGCGTGGTTTTTTGAGTTTGAGCGTGCAAGGGTTGCGCTGCAGCAATGTTTCTCCAGTTGCGTTTACTTCTTTTGCACAAGCGTAGTTGAATATGCTTCTAAGCAGTGTGTAGCAGTGTGATCGTGCTACTGTGTTTCTTCCTGTAAGTTCGTCACAGTCGAACGCGTCGTACCAGTTTTGTATGTCTTTGCTTGTGATTGTTTTGATGCGTCTTTCTCCAAATGATGGTAGTAGGTAGTTGCGCAATCGTCCTTCTTTGTGTGATTGCGTGGTTTCTTCCAGCTTGCTCCCGTCTGGTTTGCGTTGATTTTGCATATAGTCGTCTGCTAGCTGTGCAAATGTGATTGAGCTTTTGTCTATTTCGTGACGGTTTATTTTGGCTGGTGGCGTCCACGTGCCTAATGCTATTTCTTTTTCTGCTTGAGCAAGCCATGCTTCTAGCTCTACGCGGTAGGCTGCTGGCAAGGTGCGCGTGAATTCTTTTGGTAGCGATGGGTTTTCTGCTAGCGCTGCTGGAGGCGTTGAGTAGCGTGCAACGTACGCAGCACCGTATGATCGTGTTACTTTTTTGAGCCTTCCAAAACTACGCCGTGCCAT